CCCAAGTTTTCACGCCCGCGTAACTCCCCGCCCGCGGTGCACTATCCGCCGGGAGGTGGCTTCGATGCCTCGCACTGGCCGACCGCCGAAGCCGACCGAACAGAAGCGCCGGACCGGGAATCCGGGTGGCAGGGCGCTCCCAGCGGCGTCCTCGCTCGCCGTGGTGCCCGCTGTGGCCCCCGAGCCGGTGGACCTGGACCCTGCCGCCACGCTCCACACCGTGCTCGACGCGGGCAGCGCATGGCTTGCGGCGACCGACTCGACGGCGCTGGCGATGCTGCGTGAGTCGCTGGAGGAACGGTCGCAGTTACGGGCCGTCGTGCTGGCGACGCAGTCGATGGACGCCCGTAAGGCGCTCCGCGACCTCGACAAGCAACTGATCGCGATGTTGTCGGCGCTCGGCTTCGACCCGACGGCTCGTGCCCGGCTCGGCCTGGCCGAGGTGAAGGCGGCGTCGACGCTCGACAAGCTGCGGGCGAACCGTGGACAGTAGGCGTGTCGCTGGGTGGCCCCCTCGGTGGTGCACCCTGAGCCCGACGGCGAGGACGAGGACCCGCGGCCCGGAGGCGGCGGAGTTCATCGAGTCCTACTGCCGGGTCGTGAAGGAGTCGGTTGGCGGTCGCGCCGGGGGTCTGTTGCGGCTCCGTCCGTGGCAGCACCGCCTACTCGACGGCCTCCTGGCCGAGGGGCCGGACGGACGCCTGCGGCACCGTGCGGCGCTGATCGGCATGGCCCGCAAGAACGGCAAGTCCGCGCTCGGTGCGTCGCTGGGCCTGTGGGGTCTGTTCCTCGGTCCCGCCGGCGGCGAGGTGTATTCGTGTGCCGGCACCCGCGACCAGGCCCGCATCGTGTTCGGGTCGGCGCGTCGGATGGTGGAGCTCGACCCGGAGCTGTCGGCTGACGCGAAGGTCTACCGCGACGCCATCGAGGTGAAGTCGAACGGCGCTGTCTACCGGGTGCTGTCCCGTGAGGCTGGCGCATCGGAGGGCCTGTCGCCACACCTGGTGATCTTCGACGAGGTGCACGTCCAGCCCGACGACGAGCTGTGGAACGTCATGCAGCTCGGTTCGGGTGCGAGGACGGAGCCGCTGCTCGTCGGGATCACGACGGCCGGTGCTCGCGTGGACGCCCAGGGCCGGGACTCGCTGTGCTACCGGCTCTACCAGCACGGTCGCCGAGTGTCGACCGGCGAGGTTGACGACCCGTCGTTCTTCTTCTCCTGGTGGGAGCCGAAAGCCGGAGCGGAGGCGGACCACACGGCCCCGAAGGTGTGGGCCGAAGCGAACCCCGGCATCGGCGACCTCGTGGCCGAGGCCGACTTCGAGTCGACGATCAACCGCACACCCGAGGCCGAGTTCCGTACGAAGCGCACGAACGTGTGGGTGGTGGGTGCGACCTCCGCCCTGCCGCACGGCACTTGGGCACGGCTGGCAGCTCCCGACCGGGAGATCGACCCGGCCGTGCCGGTGGTGCTGATGGGCGACGGGTCGTGGTCTGGTGACTCGACCGGGATCGTGGCATGGACGGTCGAGGAACGCCCGCACCTGTGGGTGGTTGACCTGTGGGAGAACGATGGGACGCCGGGGTGGCGTGTCCCGGTGACCGATGTCGAGGACGCGTTCCGCCGAGCGGCCCGGTCCATGTCGTGCGCTGAGATCGGAATGGACCCGTACCGCTGGCAACGGACCATGTCGGTCCTCGAAGACGAGGGCCTGCCGATGGTCGAATACCCGATGGGGTCGGTGCCGCACATGGTGAAGGCGTGGAAGGGCTTCTACGACGCCTGCCTCGACGGCCTGTTCACCCACTCGGGTGACCCGAGGCTCGCCCGTCACGTGGAGAACATGGTCCTCAAGTTCGACGCCCGCGGGGCTCGGCCGACAAAGGACGCGAAGAACTCGGGTCGACACATCGACCTGGGGGTATGCGCCGTCGCCGGCCACGACCGTGCCCTGTGGCACGCCCGAGGCAACCCATCCGACTCGATCGCTGTTGCGGGGGTGTGGGCATGAACCGTTACGACCTACTCCTCGCCGCTGCCGCTGCCTGCTTGGTCGCTGCCGGGGCCCTCGTCGCCGTACCGCTCGGGCTGCTCGCTGCCGGGGTGTGCCTCGGCGTGGCGTGGTTCCTGTTGGGTGACGCATGAGGCGGCTCGACCGCCTCCGTGGCGGCACCGTGGAGGCCCGTGACGGGCTGAACCTCGACGAGCTGTCCGCGATGGTGGCGCAGGCGCAGGCGATGGGGCTGGTCAACACCACGTGGTCGTCGTCGCCGGTCGAGATGATCGATGGCTCGTTCGCGTCGTTCGCTCGCTCGGCGCTCAAGTCGAACGGCGTCGTGTTCGCGGTCATGTTGTCGCGGCTGATGCTGTTCACCGAGGCCCGGTTCCAGTGGCAGAACATGGCGAAGGGCCGGCCCGGCAACCTGTTCGGCACCGCGGATCTGTCGGTGCTGGAGACGCCCTGGCCGAACGGCACGACCGGCGACCTGCTGGCCCGCATGGAGCAGGACGCGACGCTGACCGGCAACTGGTACGGGGTGCGGCGCGGGGACCAGATCCGTCGCCTGCGCCCGGATTGGGTGTCGATCGTCCTCGGGTCCCCATCCGGCGACCCCGAGGACCTCGACGCTGCGCCCGCCGGGTACATCTACTCGGTTCCTGGTCGCCGCCCGATCACGCTCGCCGCCGAGCATGTGGCGCACTACGCCCCGATCCCCGACCCGGACGCCATGTACCGGGGCATGGCGTGGCTGACCCCGATCATCCGCGAGATCCAGGCCGACACCGGGGCATCGACCCACAAGCTGAAGTTCTTCGAGAACGCGGCGACGCCGAACATGGCGGTCAGCCTCGACAAGGCCGTGTCGGTTCAGCAGTTTCGCGAGTTCGTTCGTGAGATGGACGAGCAGCACCGCGGCGCGGCGAACGCGTACAAGACGCTGTACCTGGCCGGCGGTGCGGACGTGACCGTCGTTGGCGCGAGCATGAAGGAGCTCGACTTCAAGGCGACGCAGGGAGCCGGGGAGACCCGCATCTGTGCCGCTGGTGGTGTCCCGCCGATCATCGTCGGGCTCTCCGAGGGGCTCGCGTCCGCGACCTACAGCAACTACGGCATGGCCCGCCGGAAGTTCGGCGACCATTGGGCGCGGCCGTCGTGGCGGCAAGCCGCTGGGGCACTGCAGACGATCGTGAAGCCGCCCGACGGGGCACGCCTCTGGTACGACGACCGCGACATCTCGTTCCTGCAGGAGGACCGCAGGGACGATGCGGAGATCGCGCAGGCTGAGGCCTCGACGGTCGAGACGCTGATCCGTGCCGGGTTCGAGCCCGATTCCGTGGTGCTGGCGGTCACCGCCGGTGACTTCACGCTCCTCCAACACACCGGCCTGTCGTCGGTGCAGCTCCAGCAGCCATCCGTCTGACCCTAGGAGGCCCCGGTGGACAAGCCGCCCGTTGACGACCTGCGCCGTTCCGTGCCGTTCCGGCTGGAACGTTCCGACCCCGATGGCGATGGCCTCACCCTCGACGGCTACGCCGCGGTGTTCGACTCGCCTACCCGCATCGACTCGTGGGAGGGGCTGTTCGATGAGGTGATCGCGCGGGGCGCGTTCGCCAAGACGCTCAAGGAACGGTCCCCGGTAATCCAGTTCGATCACGGTACGCACCCGCTGGTCGGCTCCATCCCGATCGGCGTGGCCCGCCAGTGGACCGAGGACGCGCACGGTCTGCACGTCGTCGCCCGCCTGCATGACAACTGGCTGGTGCAGCCGGTCCGTGACGCGATCGCGGCCGGTGCGATCGACGGCATGTCGTTCGCGTTCAGCGTGGTGAAGGAGACGTGGGACGAGTCCGGCGACATCCCGCTACGCACGATCCAAGAGGTCCGCCTCTACGAGGCCGGGCCGGTCGTGTTCCCCGCCTACACCGACACGTCTGTGGGTGTCCGCACGCGTGACCTTGCGGCGCTGCTCGCAGACCCGACGGCCCGTGCCGACCTGGCACGCGTCCTCGTCCTCGGCACTCCCGAGGGAGCCGCCACTACCGGCACTCCCGACGAAGCCGCCACCCCCGACGTGGAGCCGCTTACGCACTCCGGTCTCACCAGCGAAGCCCGAGCACGGGCGCTGCAACTTCTCGCATAAGGAGCGAACCCATGACCATCGAAGAGATTCGCGCGCAGATCGAGTTCCTCGTCGCGTGCCTCCGCAACATCGACACGGCCGCGACCACCCGTGGCGCCGCCGTGACCGACCTCGCCGAGCGGGCAACCGCCTCGGCCCTCACCGCCGACGAGCAGCGCCAGTGGGATGAAGGCACCGCCGAGGTGGCCCGCCTGCGCGGCCTCGTCGAGCGCCACGACGAGATCGCCCGCCTCGCGACCCTGCCGAACGCGGTCATCCCCGGCGACGCCGGCCAGCCCGCACCGTTCCAGGTCAACGGCGGCGAGTCCCGCACCGACCCGTTCGACACGTCGGAGCTGCGGCTCAACACCCCCCCGTCGGAGATCCGTGCCCGTGCCATCTCGGCCATCGAGTCGCTGGGCGACGTGGCCGACGAGCACCGCGCCGAGGCCGTCGCGAAGCTGGAGACCATCGGTCGCCGTGACGCCGACCTCGCCCGCCACGTGCTGGCTACCGGCTCCCCGGCGTACCGGTCCGCGTTCGGCAAGCTCCTCTCGGACGCATCGTGGTCGCTGACCGCCGACGAAGCACGCGCCGTGCAGGAGGCCCGTGCGGTCGCCCTGTCCGGCACCGCCGGCTACGCCGTCCCGTTCGTGCTCGACCCGACGATCATCCTCACGTCCGCCGGATCGGTGAACCCGCTCCGTCAGGTGGCCCGCGTGGAGCAGATCGCCGCGAAGACGTGGCACGGCGTCACCTCCGCGGGTGTGACCGCCGCCTACG